GGGTTTATGTTTGCTGTCTCTGTATTTAATCCAAACCTTGCACCAATGCTATAGTCAAAGTACCAAGTACCATCTATATTCCAACCCTCATAGTTATTGTACACACTATTCTGATTTAGATATATGGACCTCTTGCTACCAACAATCCTGTCAAAGTCTATGTTTGAGTTTTCCGGTTTTAAAATGTTACCGTCTTCATCAAATAAAATTCTACAGTTATTGTCTTGCAAATAAGCATCGCTATAGTTCGTCTGAATATTTTCTGTCAATGGTCTTAGAACTCCGTTCTGATATATAGATATTCTCACCCAATTAACAAAGTCGGGAGGAAGAACAAATCTTAGGCTATCACAAACGTCAAGCTCTAATATTTTTATCTCCTTGAACGCATCGTAGTTCAACTCTTGTATACCACGTTTAGCGTGAAACAGAACCTTGTATCTCTCCTCGTTATTTATTAGACTATGATTTCCGCTGTACATCAACATAAAGTTGTTTACAATGTCGTACAGACTTACGTACTGATAGGAACCCCAATTTGCATTTTCGGGATTGTTACCTCCGTTCTCATAGTATTGATATGCTGTTATGTATGCCATAGTTTATCTTTCTTCTTGTGAATCTTCTTGGTCCTGTGCCTGTCCAAACTGTACAGCTTGAATCTCTCTGATAGACATTCCTGCGTACTGAAGTATTTTCATAATTAACGATGGCTCATCATCGTTAGGGAGCTCAAAATCTTGATAGTCTGACTGACTTGAATCAAACGATGGCTCTCCGTTTGTTAATTGCACATACGTCCACTTAGGGTCTTTAGGGTATCGAATGTACTGACAAAGTATTCCCTCTGTTAAATCAGATGGATATGCAGTTAGAAGACTGCCTTCTTGTGAGTATGCAGGAAACAATCTGTTTGGTGCGGTTAGCATTGAATTGTTTAGCATTGTAATCTTGCTAAGCGTAACCTTCTCAAGCTCATTCTGTTTAGGCTTAAACACTGCATATGAAGCACCCAAGTCTAAAACATTATCAAAGATACCCGAAGATAAATCTAAGGTTGTTGCATTGACAACATTAGTAACAGTAGCAAAAGTTGGTGCTGTAGGTCTGTAGTTAAAAACAATATCACCCACCTGCACACCTAAAGATTGAAAGTTTACATTTGTATCGACAAGCTGTCCTGCTGTAACTGTAGTAACAGTTCCTGTAGCTGCAGTGGTTTGATATCCCAACACCTTATTTATTAAATAGTAATCATCTCCTGTGTATATCTGAGCAGGTAAAAAGAATGTGTTGTTGGTGCTATGAGTAAGGTATTTAGTTTCTGAGAACATCTCAATCACCTCTTCATACCCCTTCTTTATATCGGCGTATCCTGTACCCGATTGTCTTGCATTTTCTTTTAATAGCTGATAGTTATACTGATAAAAGTAATCCTCAAATATATCCATCTGCGCCTGTTTAGCAAACAGATTAAAATCTGATGGAGAGATGTATCCGTAGTTGTTCTTGTTCAGTATAGATAGAACCGTATTTCTTACTGAGTTTATCATTCGTTATCTTCTTTACACAAAGATAAGCAAAAAAAAAGAGGGCTCCTTAAAAGCCCCCTTTACTCATAGTACAAGCAAAATAAAATTATTCCTCCAACTGTTTTTCAAGATACTCAAGTATCTCTACTCCCTCGTCAGATTGCATATAAGAAGTTACCACATACATTGGTTCCTCACCAAATGGTATGCTCATCATTCTCTTCTTGTTACCCGGTAAGTTGAAGTAAACCTCTTTCTTTTGGTTTCTAAAAGCCAACAGCTTTTCATCAAAGAATCTTTGAACATTAGACTGAAGCTTTACAGCAGGGTCTGATACCATCCTTAAAAATCCTGTTGGGTCCTGCTTAGCAAAAATTAGCATATCTCTACGTAGCTCTGCAGTTGTCATATTAGAAGCACCCGCACCAATAATCACTCTTGCTAATGTTTCAAGCTGCTCTATTGTTAGCTTCCTTGCTTCAACCAAAGCATCTACTTCTGCATTAAGTGCCTCAACAATTTCAGAAGCATCTTTCTCTTCATTCACCTCCTCAAATCTTTTACCGTTTAATGGGTGATAGTGTAGAAATTCTTGTAGAACTTGGTTGGTTCTTGAAACGATTAAGAAACCGTCTTCAAAAACTACAGGCTCCACAATAGCATTACCATCCTGTTCATCCTCGAAGGGTGACTTTTGGTTTACTGCATATCGTAGTGGTCTGTTAACTCCTTTTTCTTCGTCAAAGTGAAGAAGTGGACTTCTTCTTGAATTTCTGACGGGCAGCATAAAAGATAAAGGTGCTGCGTCCCTTAGTAATCTGTACGTCTTGTTAACGTATTTTTTTTGTTTTTTCATTTGATTGAATTTATATTAAAGTAAAAAAAAGGAGTGTCGCTGAGGACACTCCTTCGTATTGTATCAACTCTTAGTCTTCGAAAATGAAGAAGTTGTTTGCACCCATAGTACATACACATCTTTCAGATAGGAAGTGAACTTCCATTGCATCTAAAGAAGATGTTGCTGCACCACCTGCAGAACCTGTTACCCAAGACTTGTATCTTCGGTCTTCAGTTTCTGACGCTCGGTAACGAACGTGTAGGAATGGACGCTTAGCGTTCTTACCAAGGATTTGGTCATACACAGATGTAGAACCTGCAGGAACTAACAATCCGTTTACCGCTCCCGAACCTGCACCTGTAGGTAAACCTCCGCGCATTGTTGGGTCGTTTAAGTATTTCCAATCAGACTTGTAGAAGTCATATCCTCTTCGGAATCCTGTGAATCCAAGATTAAGTGCCATCTCCTCGTCATTGTCAAACAATCCGTAAGATGTACCACCTGCTCCGTAAGAGTTTTGAGCTGCTAACATATCGTCGATATCGAAACCAAAGTCTCTGTCAAGGAAAATAACATTCTCCTCAATAGCACCTTGCTTATCTAATCTTGAGATAACAGAGTCAAAACCAAGAAGGTCAGTAGGGTTACCACCCGACCATACGTTACCACGAGTCTTAACAGAGTAGAAAATACCCTCAGACCCTTTGTATCCTAAGTCTTCAGCGTTACCTGTACCCGCAGTTGGAGCTTCAGCAGGAACTGCTTCAATCATTGAAGTTTCCAAGTAATCGTCAAAACGTAGACGAGTTTCGTGCTCAGACTTTAAGTACCAAAGGTATCCCGTAGCACCATTCTCAGTCGTTACTTCAACCCATCCAATCTGTGCCATATCAGAACCCGATACTGCATACTTATCTTTTAAGATAATTGGAGAGTTCTCAAAGAAGATATCGTCAGCCTCTAAAGAACCTTCCATTCCTTCTGTTCCTTTCTTGAACTCAGAACCGTAAATAAATACAGTACAAGAAGTTACACCTGCACCTGCAAATGATTGACCACCTGCTTCGTAGTAAGCAACATCAAAAGTGTTGTTAGCTAAATCAATATCAGTAACAATAGCTTTGTTGCTTCCACCGCTTGCATTGTCAACAACCATAACAGTCTGTCCTTTACGGATAGCGATACCATTGTTTAATGTAAATCCGGGTACACCTGTATCGTTAACAGTGATTGTAGCACTGTTAGCCGCTGCTGCTGCATCTGACTGACAGTTCACATACTTAGTGTGTAAACGTCCTTGTTCTGCCCATTTCACTAAGTCAGAGTTGGAAGGCATCTCTGCTCCAACTAATCTTAGGAATGAACTAATTGTGCGATTTCCGTATCGCTCGAATTCTTTCTCGTAAGTATCCGGAAGATACTGATTCAAGAAATCAAAATTGGTTATGTAGTTTGTAGCTGTCGGGACCTGTTGTGCCGATGGCTGCAAATCAAAACCGGGAGTTGGTTCAACTGCCATTTTTTCATTTGCCTCTTACTTTACTCAGAGGGCTTTGTTAATTGTTTATAATCTTTTTATTTTTCTAATCTTAAGACCACGACCACTGTCGGGGTTCAAAGACTTAACCTGCACGCCTCCCTTTGTAGTGGCTTCGGGTGCTTTACGTTCAGACATATTAATGTTTTTCATCTTCTTCGTAACACCCTCCGTACCTGCAGCTAAACCTTGTTCGTAAAAGAACTTGGCGTACCTTTCGGGATTTGTTGCTATAGCTAAAGCTTTATGAAAACCTGTAGCGTCACTAATTAAACCGTTCTCGTCAACAAACTTCTTCATAAAGTTGCTTGTATCTAAGTTTCGTTTTTTCAGCTCTTCTAAGTTTGTGGGTGTGTAAGTCAGAACTTGGTCTTCTCCTATCTTGAAATCAAAACCTTTGAAATCTGAGAATACCTCATCTGTCTTTTCCACGAACCAATCACGTCTCCGTTTTTGTTCTTCTTCAAAGCTCTTCGCTTGTTGTAAATATTGGTTATATGCCTCGCGCTCTTCCTTTTCACTTTCAGAGAGTTCAACCGTACTTGACTCAAGGGGCTGTTTGTACATCTCTTTCTGCTCATTGAAATACTTCTTGGCTTTTCCAATCGCTTTTTTCTTTGCTAACTTTATTTTCTTTATGTCTGTTTCGTCATCAACATCTATATCATAGCTATAGTCATCTAACAAAACCTCTACATCATCAGAATCTAATCCCTCTTCTGTAGAAAGAAGATAATTCTTTAGCAAAGTGTTTTCGTCCATAGAATCGAAGTCTTGGTTTAATTTAACATAGTCTTCAATTCCACGTCCTGTTTTTTTCTTGTACTCAAAGTAAGCTGCAACATCTTCGGGTAGTTTCTCATTTGATTCTTTCTCATCAAACAACTGACCCACAGAGTCTATCTCCTTATCATACCTATTCTTAATATATGAAAGAACGTCTTCCTCTTTTAACTCTGAGGACTGAGTTTGTGTTTCGCCTTGCGGCTGTATGTTTTCTTGCTCTTGCGGGGCGGTGGCACTCTCAGTGCTTGTCTCCACTCCTTCCAAGTTAGTTTCATTTCCTTCATTAGCTGCCGCTGCTTTTGCTAATAATTCTTCTTCTACTTCCGCACGAGATTTCTGCTCTGTACCGGAAACTTCTTTTACTTTAAATTCCATTTGATTATATTTTTACAAAGTTAATAATAAATTTTGTTACATTTTATTTAACTATCTCGGCTCGAACTCAGCCATATCAAATCCATCAAGACTATCCTCGTTTGATTCAAAGGTCTGTGGAGGTAGATTGTTTTTTCTTTGGTCTATAAGCTTAGACTGCTCACTATTCTGCTGACTGATACGGTCTGACTTCGCTCTTTCTCTCTGACTCTCTCTACCCTGTAAAGCATTCTCACTCATATCTCTGAGCTGCATATTGAAATCAAACTCCGTCTGCATAAGCTCTCGTTTAAGCTGAGCTTCATTCTTAAGCTTCTCAATCTCAAATGCTACCTCAGCCTGCTTAAGCTGCATTTTGCCCTGTATCTCAGCCTGCTGTTTCTGCATAGCAGTTTCTGCCGCCATCTGCTGTGACTGCATATTAAGCTGAGCTTGATTCTGCTGTAGCTCTTTTTGTTTCTTTAATTCTTTCTCCTCCTTCTGAACTCTCTTTACTTTAAGCAACTGATTCGCAAGCTTTATGTTCTTAAGCTCTCTGATGTCAATGGCATCTTCAAGATTTATATCCTGCTTCTGCAGAGCCATCTGTATGTTTTGCTCAAGCTGTGCTTGCTCCTCTTCATCGGGACTGACTTCTATAAAAATACCGAAATCATATATGTAAAGGTCTGAGATATCATTAAGTATACTTACGTTATACTTTCCTATCTTATTTACAAAGTCATCCTTAAAGTCTGCATACTCTAATATGTCTGCCACCCTGTACGTAAGAGCCTCGGATAAACTTCTGAATATATAAAGACTACCATCGAGTATGTGTCTTGTTGCTGTGTTAGAGTTTAATGCTGCAAGCTTCTGTAGACCAACTAAAGAATTAGGGTCCGGAGTAGATGCGTCACGAGCCTCGTTAAGCCCTGTTACAGTTCTAATCATATTTAGATAATGATTATAGTTTGTTAAAAGCATCTGAGTTTTGCTCGCCCCCGATGATGACTGAAGC